TTAACAAGCTAAATTCTGTTCGTTTATATGAGCAGTTAACTGGTTTATTCCATACTGCTCTTAATGGTCATCGTTTAGAAAAGCAATTAGGTGGTTCTGGTTCTACTGGTGAAGCAAACTATCTAACTGCTGCAACGATGGCAGAAGCTCGTTCTAAATTGGGAGAAAGAGGAGAAGAGCTTGATCTTCTTATCGTTCATCCTTCTGTTGCTTACTACCTCTACCAAGTTGGTATGTTGACATTTTCAACTGCTGCTTTATCTGCTTCTGGTGCAGTAACTTGGGGTGGTGGCGGTGTTGGCATTAGTGACAGAGCAGTTGGTGAATTTGCTGGCTGTAAAGTTATTATTGACTCTGCTGTTAACACTAACGATCCAACATCTACAGG